ATAAATTTTCCTGGTTATGCAGGTGGTGATGTTGAATTAACATCATTCATGTGTAAAGGTGCTCAGTTACCTGGATCTACAATTACACCTATCACTGTACCATTCAGAGGTAGACAATTACAGATCGCTGGTGATAGAACATTCGAACCATGGCAGATTACTGTAATCAATGATAACAACTTTTCAACAAGAGATGCGTTTGAAAGATGGATGAATGGTATTAATCAACATGCGACTAATACTGGTTTTTCAAATCCAATTGATTATCAAGCTGATATGGTAGTTGAACAACTTAACAAAGATGGTGAAGTTGTTAAACGCTATGACTTCAGAGGTACTTTCCCTTCAGCGGTTGGTGCAATTGAAGTATCTTACGATAATGAAAATGTTATCGAAGAGTTTGGTGTTGAGTTCCAAGTACAGTACTGGGAATCAAATACTACTTCATAGGGAAGTATATAAATAAGACTGTAGGGGAGAATTATCTCCCCTTTAGTTACGGAGTTACGAATGGCAGAATTATTTGGTTTTGAAATAAAGCGTAAGAACGATAAAGACGAAGAAAAGAAATTATCGTTTGTTGCGCCACAAGAAGATGATAGCGCTGGATATGTAATTAACGCTGGTGGTTATTTTGGCCAATACGTCGATATGGATGGCGGCAAGGCTAAGAATGATGCAGATTTAATTATGAAGTATCGTGAAATCGCGATGCAACCAGAAACAGATGCTGCTATTGAAGATATCGTTAACGAAGCAATTGTATCAGATGAAGATTCTGCTCCAGTTGAATTAATACTTGACGATTTAGAACAACCTGATAGAATTAAAAAGTTAATGCAAGAAGAGTTTGATCAAATCATTAAACTTCTTAATTTTAACTGGACTGGTCATGATACCTTTAGAAGATGGTATATTGATGGCCGTTTATATTTTCATAAGATCATTGATGAGAAGAATCCAAAACGTGGTATATTGGAACTTCGACCAATTGATCCTACAAAGATTCGTAAAGTAAGAGAAGTCAAAGAAGAAAAAGATCCGAAAACGGGTGCTAAACTTATTAAAGAAGTAAAAGAATATTATATCTACCAAGATAAAAATATGTCTAAGTCTAATCAAGGACTGAAGATTGCAAAAGATTCTATTTGCTATATTACTTCTGGTGTATTAGATCCAACTCGTAAACGTGTACTATCTTACTTACAAAAAGCGTTAAAACCTGCAAATCAGTTGAGAATGATGGAAGACTCATTAGTCATCTATCGTATGTCTCGTGCACCTGAACGTAGAGTATTCTATATTGATGTAGGTAACTTACCGAAAGGTAAAGCTGAAGAATATATGCGTAATATCATGAGTAAGTATAGAAATAAACTTGTTTATGATGCTGCAACTGGTGAAATGAGAGATGATCGTAAACATCTTTCAATGCTTGAAGATTTTTGGTTACCACGAAGAGAAGGTGGTAGAGGTACAGAAATTACTTCATTACCTGGTGGTGAAAACCTTGGTCAAATTGATGATGTAAGTTATTTCCAAAGAAAACTATATAAAGCATTAAATGTTCCTATTCAAAGATTAGAACAAGAACCTGCTCAGTTTTCACTTGGTCGTTCATCTGAAATCACAAGAGATGAATTAAAATTCCAAAAATTCCTTGGTAGATTACGTAAGAAGTTTGGTACATTGTTTATTGATCTACTTAAAACGCAATTAATTCTGAAAGGTATTGTTACCGAAGAAGAATGGAAAGATTTTTCACAAGAAATTAATATCGATTATCTTAAAGATACTCATTTCTCTGAACTTAAAGAATCAGAGATTCTTCGTGAAAGACTTGGTACTCTGAGAGAGCTTGATGAATACGTTGGTAAATACTATTCGAAAGAATGGGTTCGTAAGAACGTATTACAACAAACTGATGAAGATATCGAGGAAATTGATAAGCAAATGGAAGAAGAAGGACCTGAAGAAGGTGAAGAAGATTTAGCTTATTAATTGTTTGAAACTTAAAAAAGTATAAATATTATTGAAAGGACTAAAGAATGAGTGAAATTGAAAATACTGAAGAAATTCAGAATGATAATGTGTCTGTATCAGATTTAATTAATAATTTAAATGCTGGTAATATGTCAGATGCAAATGCGTCTTTTGCTGCGATTATGAATGATCGTATCAATGATGCTTTAGATGATAAAAGAGTTGCAGTAGCTCAAAATATGAGCGGTGCAGATGTTGATGTATGGCACGACGATTATGAAGTTGAGCCAGAAGAAGAAATCGAAGCATCAGCAGAAGAAGATTTAGATACAACTTTAGAGGTCGAAGATGAAGACATTCAAGCAGTTTCAGACGAACCTGCAGGAGAAGACATTTAGAGCACCAGCTGGTGAACGTGTTGTCAAATCCTTTAAAGTTGGTAAAAGAAAAAAATACGAAGCAGTTATAACCAAAAAAGGTACTGCTTTGACTGCGTATATTGATGGCGATAAGTTAGATGTTTTTAAAAATGAAGCATCTGCAGAAAAAGCTATTAAGCAGTTTACGGATCTGATGGGTAAGTAATGGCTTGGACAGCAATTGCAGATTCAGGTGGTTGGGAATGGAATAATACTCCAGCCGATCCGGGTGCTAACAGTCCACTTAGACCTTTATGGTTAGAGTCTTCTGGTGGCATTAGAACAGAAACACATGGTAGTGTAACACATGAAGTTTATGTGGATTGCAGAAAGATTAAAGTAATCAATTCACAAAACGTTGTAGTTGCAACCGGTGAATTAAGTAAAACTTATTGGGACGTGCATTAAGATGAAACTAATAACAGAATACGTAGAAAACGATCTTAATTATATTACTGAAGCCAAAGATAAAAATGGCAAGAAGCAATATATGATCGAAGGCATTTTTATGCAGGCAGAGTCCAAAAATAGAAATGGTCGTATCTATCCAAAGAATGTAATGGAAAAAGCAGTGGATAAATATATGACCGAACAAGTTTCTAAGGGTAGAGCTGTTGGTGAATTGAATCACCCAGATGGTCCTACAATTAACTTAGATAAAGTATCTCACAAAATTACTGAGCTTAAATGGCAAGGTAATGATGTTGTGGGTAAGGCACAAATTCTAAACACTCCTATGGGTCAAATCGTTGAAGGTTTGATGGATGGCGGTGTAAGACTTGGTGTCTCTAGTCGTGGTATGGGTAGTCTTGTGAATCGAGGCGGTACTAATTATGTTGGTGAAGACTTTCAATTAGCTACTGTTGATATCGTTCAAGATCCTTC